GTGGTGGTGGTGGTGGTGGTGGTGTATCTTCCTGAGTGGTGGGTTCAATCGCCATCAACGCCATCAACTCAGCTTCAATAAGTTCGATTGTTGCCTTGTCTTTATTTTTCGCATATTTCCAGTTTTGGGTTTTTTTCAATTTCAGTTTTGAGGATGAATGAATGCGGGGATCCCACGGGAGACCGGCGGCGTCAAGTTCCACAGGATCGTTGTTAAACACTGACGGAGCATCAACGACGGGTGTGATACTAGAAGGCGCCTCCTCGTCTGCAAACACTGACGGAGCATCAACGACGGGTGTGATACTAGAAGGGGGTGGCGTCTCATTTACCATAACCACAGCGGACGGTCGAACGGATTCTTGCGGCGGCATGTTGTCCAATGTTTCGGCCATCGTGTATAACGCTTCTCCCATCGCACGCAATGCGGGGGCGTCGTAGGGTATACTAATATTGACCACTTCCATAATAATGTGCCCTTTCAGATTTAAAGTTTTAAGTTGACGGGAGGCAATATTACGCTGTAGTATCCATGGCGTCAACAGCGATTATATAAATTATGGAATTACGACCATATCAAGCAGAAAACAAAGCGGCGATCTATGCAGCGTGGGACGCTGGCGCGAGTAACGTGTTAGACGTGATGCCGACGGGAGGCGGTAAAACCGTTGTCGTGTCAAGTATATTGACTGAGAACCGGGGGGGGTCGTGCGCTATCGTGCATCGCCAGGAACTTGTCACACAAATGTCACTAACCCTTGCGCGGTGCGGATTAAAACATCGTATTATCGGACCAAAAAATGTCGTTAAAGTAGCTGTCGGTCAACATATGGACGAATTGAATCGGTCGTTTTATGATCCTTCGGCACAGTGTGCGGTGGCAGGTGTAGACACCCTGGTGCGACGTGGCGCGGAGTTGTCGAGCTGGTTAAAAACAGTGTCGTTGTGGGTGCAAGATGAGGCACACCACGTACTTGTTAAAAACAAATGGGGCACTGCCGCATCAATGTTCCCTAACGCTCGCGGATTGGGTGTCACAGCTACGCCGATGCGCGCTGATGGTTGCGGCCTTGGTCGCCACTCAGACGGCCTGTTTGACGACATGGTTGTGGGTCCGTCGGGTCGATGGTTGATCGATCAAGGATATTTGACAGACTATAGAGTTATTGCGCCCCCCAACGATCTCAACTTGTCAACAGTTGAGATCAGTAAAGCAACAGGGGAATATAACCCTAATCAACTAAAAATGGCAACACGCAAGTCGCGCATTGTCGGTGATGTTGTCGAGCACTATTTAAAATTTGCCGCAGGCAAGTTAGGTATTACGTTTGCTACAGATGTAGAAACCGCTACGGATATTGCGCGACAATTTAATATCGCAGGTGTACCCGCCGCCGTTGTCAGTGCAAAAACAAATGTTGTTGAGCGCGTCGAAATATTACGTAAATTTCGTAACCGGGAGTTGTTGCAACTTGTTAACGTTGATTTGTTTGGTGAAGGTTTTGATTTACCTGCTATTGAAGTAGTCAGCATGGCACGTGCGACGCAATCATTCGGGTTATATTGTCAACAATTTGGGCGTGCGTTACGGATAATGGACGGCAAATTGTGTGCGATTATTATCGATCATGTGGGTAACGTTGACCGCCACAAGTTGCCTGACGGCGAACGAATGTGGACTTTAGATCGTCGCGAAAAACGTAGCCAGTGTACGCCGGATGATATCATGCCTCTTCGGACATGTATGAACAAGGAATGTCTGGCCGTATACGAGCGAATTTATAACATGTGCCCCTATTGCAACCATAAAGTAACCCCCACTAGACGGGATGGTCCAGAATTTGTAGATGGTGATTTGTTAGAGTTGGATCAAGAAACTCTCGCCGCGATGCGCGGTGACGTTGCGCGAATTGACAGACCTGCGTCGGAATACCGCGAAGAATTAGAAGCCAAACACGCTCCGCGTATTGGTGTGCTTGCAGGAGTAAAACGCCATAATCAAAATCAGGAAGCGCAGGCTGCGCTGCGATCATCGATAGCGTGGTGGGCGGGGTACCAGCGTGCAAAAAAACGCCCAGATTCGGAAAGTTATAGTCGATTTTATTTCGAATTTGGTATCGACGTATTAGGCGCAAAAGCATTAAAGACCAAAGACGCGTTGACGTTGGCAAGTAAAATTAACCACAAACTCGGAGATATGGCGGTATGATTAATAAATTATTATTTTGGTACACCAGAGGATTGCCTTGTCGATTAATAAAGCTTGAATCGGGTCCCTATTTGGAGCGTTATTTAGTGGGCGTACTATTCGGTGTTATGTTTTATCTTCACCGTTTCGTGTCAAGTGATAGCGAGCGTCATGTCCATAATCACCCGTGGAAGCACGGAGGGTCTTTGATATTAACAGGCGGGTATATTGAAGAGTACGTCACTGATATTTGCCCGCACGCTGGCGACTCAGGATGTATAACAGAGTTTAAAAAAAGACAATTGTTTAATTCTGTCAACGGGAGTAAATTCCATCGCATCCATAATGCTAAACACCATACGTGGACATTATTTTTTCATGGTAAGCGACAACGAGTTAAAAAACATCACGACGGTACATATTATAGGGTGTTAAAAAGTTGGGGATTTTTGGAACAAGCAGGGACAGACGACGACGGCCCTACACATACGGTCTTCACACCGTACAAATCAAGAAGTGGCAATCCTGATGATTGGTCGGGGGTTCCGCCCGGTCGTGATGCCGGGAGACAACCGCTGTGACATTAAATCAATGGGCGCTTAAATGGGGTGTACCGTTCGAGGCCATTCAAGACCTGCGTCGTGAAATGGGGGCGCTACAGACCGACCCTAGTCCGATGGCGGGTAAAAGTGAAGCGGCAGTGCAAGCTAACGAGCGGTTGAAAATGACGCGAGACGGTGGGCGGTTGTGGCGTAATAATAGAGGTGTGGCCATCAACGAAAAAGGCTCCCACGTACGCTACGGACTTGCAAACGACACTAAACAGATGAATAAAATTATAAAGTCGCATGATCTCATCGGAATTAAACCCGTTATGATCACCGGTGCAATGGTGGGGGACATTATTGGACAGTTCACATCACGCGAAGTAAAGCCTGGCGACTGGGTGTACACGGGTACCGAGAGGGAGCGTGCGCAACATGCGTGGGGAAAATTAATTATATCACTAGGTGGGGATGCAAAATTTACAAATGGAAACTAAAATTATTCAACGTCGTGACGGTTCTAAACTTAAAATCATGACACGACTTACAGAGACAGGACTGGGTGTATTGACATGGAACACGTGTGTGATGTTCCAACCTGTTAGGCGTTTCAATTCTAAGGGGGAGCAAGAATGGCGAGCGGTTTCCAGTGACGTCGCCACCCCTGATGAAGTACACTCTGCGAAAATGGAAGTGTGGGAAGGGTTGAGGCCGTTACTAAAATGACTATATATGCTACAACATTCAACGCAGCGACGAAAGAAATATTAACCAATTCTATTGATTCGGGTTTTACATCAATTGATCAAGTGGTCGAAGCTTTCAATGATGATGGCTTAGTACATCGTAGTCGAAGAATGTTCATATACGAGGGTGGCAACAATCAGCGCGTGGTGTATAGTGATTTTGTATTTCGTGTTGACCCCAAGAGTATCAACGGTTAATATGACTATTTTTGGAGTCAGTCGATGAAATTCACAGATGAAAAACGTCGCATACGCAGTGCGGCAAAGGACCTCGCTAAGAAAAACGGACTTATTAACCTATCGCGCAAAGATGTGTGCGAGCGTGCGAGCGTGCCCGACGGCTCGTTTCCACATATCATGGGGTGTACTTTCGCGGAATTAATCGAGGAAATTAAACCGGAGGTGTCTAATAACATCGCTCACCCTGTTAACAAACAACGCGCTAACCCTGCGATGCGAAGAGAGCAATTGTTGCAAGCTGCTATAGAAATTGCAAAGGGTTGTGGATACCGCAACATTACGCGCACCGCTGTTGCTGAGCGTGCAGATGTGTCAATGGGTTTAGTGTCACAATACTTCGGTACTGTAACAGAATTAAAAGAGACCGTGATGCTTGTTGCAATCGAGCGTGAGATATTGGAAATTATCGGTCAAGGATTAGGATGTTGCGATCCGCTTGCGCAACAAGCATCACAGAGAATAAAAAACAAAGCCGTCAAAATGCTCGCAAATTCTTAAGGGGATTTATGCAACAATTACCGGATGCGCTTGCGGCATTAGCAGCGTATGGGCAGTTCTCAGCCTATAAATTAATGCCCAACAAGACACGACCGGGGAAAATGGATAAACTCCCTTGTGACAGTACCGGGAAGGTGCGTGATGCGCATGACACAACAGTGTGGACGAGTGTTCAAACAGCAATCAATTGGGTACAGGCATTAGGTGACGGATACGGTGTTGCTTTTACCGTTACTGAGAATGATCCTTTCTTTTTTATCGACATCGACGATTGTGTTATTAACGGTGCGTGGTCTCCACTCGCGAACGAATTAATGACTCAATTCGCCGGGGCGGCGATTGAGGTGTCCCAATCAAACACAGGACTGCATATTATCGGCACGGGTGTTCCCGCTGTTGCGTCGGAAGATAGGCGCAAAAAAGCAAAGGGTGTAAATTTCGACTTATACACTCAAAAACGGTTCATAGCGCTCACCGGCACCAATATTACGGGTGATGCCTCAAGCGTGCACACCGATCAGTTAAACATACTTGTTGAACGCCATCTAAAAAAGTCCATATCGGCAAACAATGCAGGGTGGACAACCGAGGCGCACCCCGACAGTCGACCCATTGCAGACGATGACGAACTCATCGCACGTGCGGTTGCGAGCAAGAGTGTCGCGGGTGCGTTCGGCACACGTGCGAATTTTAGCGACCTATGGTCACGTAACGTTGACGTGTTGTCTATTGCATATCCGCCTGATAGAACGGACACCGGTAAAGAATACGACGACTCCGAGGCTGACCTGGCACTGACACAACATCTAGCATTTTGGACCGGCAGCAATTGCGAGCGAATGAGAAAGCTGATGTGGCGTTCGGCCCTAGTACGTGACAAATGGGAAAACCGCGACGGATACGTTGAGCAAACGATAGAGAAGTCCACATCGTTGCAAACATCGTTCTACACCAAAGGCGGCGTGGACGTGGCGGTCGAACCACTCGGCGAGTTAGAAGGTCCGACAATAGTAACGGGTTATCAATTTTTAGGTGTTGATCAACAAATAGAACACTTCAAAAGGTGTGTATATATACAAGATATTCACCGAATATTTACGCCTCACGGATCACTTTTAAAAACAGAACAATTTAACGCCACATACGGTGGTTACGTATTTCAATTAGAATCAGACAGCAACGGTAAGACAACGCGTAAAGCTTGGGAGGCGTTCACGGAGTCGCAGGCTGTGCGATATCCAAAAGCAGAGATAATGTGTTTTAAACCTGGCCACCCCCAAGGTGTGTTTAAAAATCAAGAGGGTCAATCGTTTGTGAATACTTATGTACCCATTAATACCCCCCGAAAAAAAGGTGATGTTTCGCCGTTTTTGAATCATTTGAAAAAAGTTTTACCCGTCGAGAAAGATCAACAAATACTAATAGCTTACATGGCGGCGTGTGTGCAACATAAAGGTGTAAAATTTCAATGGGCGCCGATACTTCAAGGCGTGGAGGGCAACGGCAAGACGCTATTCACCCGATGTGTGGCTTTTGCTGTGGGTCGTCGGTACACACATTTTCCCAAAGCCGCCGATTTAGATAATAAATTTAATTCTTGGTTGGTGGGTAAATTATTTATCGGCGTAGAAGATATTTACGTACCCGAGCATAAATCAGAAGTCATCGAAGCTGTTAAACCAATGATCACAGGAGGGGACGGGCTTGAAATTCAATATAAAGGTGTTGATCAAATCACTACTGACATATGCGCCAATTTTATTTTTAACAGTAATCATCGCAACGCAATACGTAAGACACGGAACGACCGACGCTTTGCGACGTTTTACTCAGCGCAACAAAGCGCCTCAGATCTCACACGTGACGGTATGGACGGCGGATACTTCCCACAATTATATAAATGGCTCGACGCTGACGGGTACGCTATTGTCTCGCAATATCTCGATACGTACACCATCCCTGATGAACTTAACCCTGCGACCGCATGCCATCGTGCCCCCGATACGTCTAGCACACTTGAAGCCATCGCGGAGGGTTTGGGTGGGGTCGAACAAGAGATACTCGAAGCGATCAATCAGGGGAGGCCGGGATTCGCCGGTGGGTGGATATCATCCATGGCGTTAGATCGACTGCTACAGGCGTTGCGAGCCGAAAGAGCAATACCCGTTAACAAACGTCGCACTATGTTGAAAGAGTTAGGATATGAATGGCATCCGGGGCTTCCGCAGGGTCGGGTTAATAATCACATAGCGATGGACGGTGGTAAACCTCGACTATTTATACAAAACAGTCATCTCAGTGCCAATTTAAAATCTGTAGCTGAAATTGTCAAAGCTTATACTTTAGCACAAGGATCCCCGACCATTATGCCCAAAGGGGGTATAGTTGACGTTTTTCAATAATTAATCGGTATTGACAGCATCGTCATTAGGGACTATATTTAAATTATACATTTAGATACAGGGGTGACGACCATGGTTTATTTTACTGTTTCCGATTTGTTGGCGAATTTGACTGAACGCACCATTTATGAATTGCTGAACGATGAGACCGTAAACGATGTTAAAAAACTCAAAAACGGGCGTTATTCGTACCGCGCAGGATGGAAGTCTCACGACGGTAAAATCTACTTGTTTAAAAGCGTTGTGACTGTAAGTGTTAAGCCGGGCACTTACGCACTCTACCTGACCTACGACGAAAAAATTGTTTATCAAGAGGGGAAGGGGGATGATTAATTATTACGCAACACGGGACCTATGTATTTTAGGTCGTATATATCACGATCACGTTAAAGCAATGGTTGAAAAGGGTCGGCGCGTAATAAAGAATCTTTACGGGGGTAAAGAATTTGATCGAGCACGAGAACTTTACCACCAAGGATTGGTTGATTTCGATGGTAGCGTGTGCTCGATTACGGACAAAGGTCGTCACGTTGCAAATCAATTTTTACATGAAAGCACGTAAAAGAAGATTCACCCACGGCGATGTGGCTTTTATCCGGGGATTAATGGCACAGGGTGTCAAGCCGTCGTTTATTGCCGTATATGTATACGGTATTACTAAACATCAATTATTTGCGGGGTTAAAATCATGGAAATCACAAAGGCAATCTGTATCGCCGTCTTGGGTTTCTTTGCGGGTACATACGCAACAATCCTGCTCATTGACTCCAGCTTACCTATCCCTGGAAAAGAACAAAAACGATTAATAAGAATGGTCTCAAATTGTGAGACGTCACTTACCGTAATCAAACACTGTCACTTAATTGCAAGGGAGAAAAAAGATGGATGATAATGAAAAACGTAGTCAGAATTTACACAATACGCAATGCGCGGCTACTTTGATCGACAGATTACATGAGGGATCGGATGCAGGTGTGGACCCCGGTCGTTTAAGCAGAATTAAAAACACGATAAAATTATTAGAAGAAGATATCGTCAATAGCCAACCCAAGAAAAAAATTATCGATCTCGCTTCGTTGCGTAATGTAGAGTGTGAATTTAGCGACCACTACGATTTTTGTCGCGTTACGTTTGGGCGATTAATCAATATGAATAGTGAGTTATATCATAACGCTGATGCTACCGACGCGTTTAAATATTGCCGTCCACGCATGAATCATAAAAATGTGTGGGAAGGTGGCGACAAATGCCCATTACCTGCGGGGTACATCATTAATATTGGGCACAGAGACAATGTGATAGTTCTCTCCCATACTTCAAACAAGCATGGACGTAGTTGGGCTCACGGGATCGCAGGCATTGCAGCTAGTGAGGTCATCTGGTATGAGGTCACAGGTGTTGAAGAGGGATATTGTCACTAATGGGAGAAAAATAATGAAATGGCTTGAGGAAATTTATCGTGATGTGGCGGAAGGGAAGCAGTTGCAGGCGGGGGCGGGGGCAAAAGGGGAACAGAAATGGGTCGATAGTGACACCGGACCTAATTTAAAAAGCAAGCCAGAATGTTGGCGAACAATTGACCCACCTGCGAAACACATCGACATGGAAGCGTTCATAAGGACTAATTTCAACGTTATGTTTATTGATTCCGCAGGTGGTGTAATCCCTGGTAAATTAAAGGCAATCCGAACCGACGACAACAACACGTGGTATGAGGACATGTACGGCCATAGTTTTACAGGATGTCATGTTGTTACAAATGAATGGCAGGTTGTAAGTTATGCGGATCACATTTGTCTGATTGGCACATCGGGTTTAATTTTTAGCATTAAGAAAATAGACAACAATCTTGTCGCGTTGAACATTGTGGACTTAGAGTCTGGTTACACGATACTAGCAAAATAATAAAAAGCCCCGTAAGGGGCTAATTTTCTAACAAGGCAACAGTTCTGCTTCGCAAAAAACATCATATTTAAACTCGCAGCACCCGCCGCAATTTGTCACCCACCTGACATGATATGTGATGTGCTCACACTCGCAGGGTGGCTCACCGGGAACGGGTTCACAACAACATAACTCGTGACAACGCTTCATTACTTTGCCTTGAATGGGATCACCTGTGGGGGTGGTGCATTGGGCGGTTTGTAAGGGTACGATTATTACAGGATCGCCTGGCTTAAACATATCAAAATTCCTTCTATCGATTGAGTGAGCCAGGAGTATAACTAATTAGTATAACTTTGCGTAGACCTTGCGTTGATACTCAATAACAAGTGGGGTCTTTTTATCCATCGTGTCAAGCATTTCTTTGGTTCGTTTCGGGTCGATATCAATCAGTATCTCTAACGCTTCGCGCGTCAAACCCACATCGGCGTAGAGTTTCGCCAGGCGTATGGTGCGTTTACCCATTCCTATTAATTTCCGCATTGCCGGTGTCACGAGCGCCTTTTTTCGTCGATCTAACTCAACTGCCAATTCTCTATAATGTTCATCCCTGTTTCGTATATCGACCTTGTTTAACACTTGGAAACCCTCTTCTAGGCGATTGACGCAAATCAAAAGGTACGCATACGCCAACGGTATCATCGTATCGTTCTTAATGTTGAGGTAAGCATCCTCGACAATCGGCAATGCTTCGTCGTACTCGCCAGACTTATGTGCTTTATCAGCCGCGACGTACCATTGAGGATAAAAATACTCACTTAATAGATCTCTGATTTCCCGTTCACACTTCTCACCCGAGAAACCATTAACCGGTGATTCACCGTGGTACAAAACCATCGTAGGTACCTCCTTGATGAGACTTTTCGAAGCAAATTCAGGATCGCGGTCAACATCAATCACTTGCAGCGAGTATTGGTCAGCATATTCAATTGCCAACTTCTCAATGACGGGAGTGACTGCTTCGCATACATCAGACCATTTGGCAGTGAAATACACCATTTTCCAATTGTCCGGCGCGGCATTAAGAGAAACGACATTATTCATTTAATTATTCCTTGTTGACAGGGTAGTTATTAGCGATTATAGTCTTTGCATGTTTTTAAATCAACTGGGTTAGGAAACCATCATGACTAAATTAGCAAACGGAACCGGTGACTGGAATCGGTATTACTCGCAAGAAGATGATTCCGTCAATTTCTTTAAGCCTACGGGGGACCATGGCAAGCTTGAAGCACGCTACGTGCGTCGCGAGCAAGACTATTTCATCTGTTATCTGTCGTCCGCGACAGGGTGTAACAGGTCGTGCCGTTTCTGTCATCTGACTCAAACTAAACAAACTATGTATTCACAGGCGACATTCAACGACTTTTTAAATCAAGCACATCAAGTGTTTGAACACTACACGACCCAATCACCCGCTAAGAAGGTGCATTTTAATTTTATGGCGCGCGGTGAACCGCTTGATAATGCGCACGTACGCGACCCTAGATTAATGGCACTTCTTGATTGTCAAGCCCGGTCGTATGGTATTGATGAGGTGAAGTTCAACATATCAACTATCATGCCGAAAAAGGGTCAAGCCAGGACGTTAAACCCCGAAATTGTACGTTTATACTATTCTTTGTATTCCTTGGACCCCAAGTTTCGTAGGCGCTGGCTACCGCATTCTGCGGACCCACGACTCGCGTTAAAAGCTTTGAAAAAATGGGGCGGTGAGGTGAAGTTACACTGGGCGTTTATTAAGGACGAGAACGATTCGCAAGAAGGATTGTATGAAATTATTGATTGTCTTCACGATATGTATTTCCACCCCGACATCAACATCATTCAATATAACCCGTTCAATTGCCACAGTCAGGCATCGCCACAGGAAGTCGTCGCAACCAGGGTGGCAGCGCTACAGCTTGAGGGATTCAACGTTAAACAAATCCCTCGTGTTGGATTCGACGTTGCCGCTAGTTGTGGAATGTTTTTAAAATAGTTGTTGACAAGACTGTCATTACCGAGTATATTTAAATCATACCCACTCGGAACAGGAACAAGACGATGATCAAGCAACTAGCCAGCGTTAGACAAGGGTTCAACCTAATCAAGCGTTTCAAGTTTGACAACATCGAGGAGTGTAAAACATTCGTGAGTGATCAGCGCTCAACAGGTAACTGGGCGTTTCGTGAGTGCAACGGGTCGGTTGCTTGCATTAAAACCGAGGGTTATTACCTCGTCTAACTTCTTATCGACAAGGATGTCGATACCAAGTAATTGTTACTTACTGTTGTCACCCCCGTCATTATTAAGTTGCGTGCGCATATTTCAACCAATTTGATCAAAAACCAGGCAAATACCCCGCACTTACCCCCAATAAACCCCCTAGTGGGGGGTACTGCAAGTCATTGATTTAATTGAAGAAATCCGAAAATACCCCGAATACCCCCCACTTCCCGTGATTACACCCAGAATACGCAGGGAATCGTAGCCGCTACGTAGCCGCTACAAGCGGTACCTATATACACTATATTCCTATCAATATATATAAAGTACGGGGTATTAGGGGTAAAAGGGTGTTAAGGGTAGTAAAATCAATGACTTACAATACCCCGAAGTACGGGGTAAATACGGGGTAGTACGGGGTATTTGCAATATGTGGTATGGTGGGTACACATTCAGCAAAAGTAGGGCTCCAAAATGAAATATCTTAGATCAGCGTGTTGCGTGTTAGCTGTGGGTTTAGCGATATCATTCGTATATTTCGCAATAGGCGGTGAGGCGTACCATCACACGTGTGTGTTGAGCGACTGTACGGACTGATGTTCAACTTTGACGACAAAGATATACGGCGGCTTGAGCGTGATCTTGATGTGTTCGCATCGCGCGCTCTACCGTTCGCTACGCGTGAGACCTTGAATACCACAGCGTTCACAACGCAGGATTTCGCGCGATCAGTCGTCAAGATCCAAATGACGCTACGTAATAAGTTTACGTTGCAGTCGATACGAGTTGAGAAAGCCCGTGGGCTGCGTATAAGCACGCAGGAGAGCCGTGCGGGTTCTACGGCTGACTACATGGCTGATCAAGAGTTCGGCGCTACGAAGGTCAAAGAGAGTGCCGAGGGGCTTCCTATTGCGACGTCGTTTGCGGCAGGTGAGTCAGAAAACGCTCAACCACGCACCAAATTACCTAAACCGCGTAACACTCTGCACAACATATCGCTTCAAAAGGGTCGACGTAAGGGTAAAAACCGTAAACAGCGTAATTTGATAGCGGTCATCGATGCGGTAAATTCGGGTAAACGGTTTGCTTTCTTACGCTTCAACCGTACTAAGGGGATATTTCGTGTGGTTGGTGGACGTAAAAACCCGAAAAAAGGCGGTCCGAAAGGCGCAAAATTAAAGATGGTTCACGATCTTACTGAACAATCTGTCACAATCCCCCCTAATCCCTGGTTGCAGCCAGCGGTCGATAAAGTCATTCCCCTTGTTCCTGAGATCTATAAAAACAAGCTCGAATTCCAACTTAAACGACATCGATTATTTAAGTGATATTTGTTGTTGACAGTCGCGTCATTGTCGATTAGTATTGTCTTAACGCTAACGAACTGGACAGATGACATGAAAATCCACAACAAGATAGTTAAAGGTTTTAAAGTAAGCGCTTTTAAAGATCCTAGTACTATCTCTGGTGAGTGGGTTGTTAAAACTGACAATTTCAGTGAACGTTTCGACGCTCGCAAATTCACAATGGGGCTGGCTATAGAGTTTATGGTTGAGCTTGAAGAATCGAAAGTAATAGCTGAGAGATCTACTTTTTGTGAAAAAAATAACTTATTGGCGAGCTGAATGTTTTCCTAACGATGCCTATTCTATTAGGGAACGTACAAAGAAGCAGGTGTTAGAGGAATTAAAAACCCGCACACCTTGTGAGTATGGAAAACCTATGAAAGTTACTGTTTCTTATAAGAACATCATTGACTTAATTCAAATATGCTCGGGTGAGAGTGGTTTATATTACGCTGAGAAACCGACACAAGGAAAAAACATTGATTAAATTATATTACCCTAATAAATCGTATGATGAAAACTGTGGTAAAAATGTGTCTATTAATCTCAAAAGGATAGATAAGTCAACAAAATTGACAAAAATTTTATGTTTTTTAGGCTTTCACCAAAAATCAATAAAAAATTTTGTTGAGAAGGAAAGATGTAGTTATAAATTTAACTACCATTGTAAATATTGTTATCAATCTTTAAATTAATGAGAAATAATATGATTAAATATGATGTAATTTACGATGGTGATTATGTTGGTGATGTATTTGAAACCAGTATAGATAATGCTAGATGCGTTGCTTATAGTCAATTAGAACCTTTAGACAAAGAAGGTCACGGACTTTGGGATATGGATAAACTACAAGTTTTTGGGAGTGAGGAAAGGAATCAAAAACTGTTTCTTGATGATAAACCCCCTCCCATTCCTCAGCTAGATCAAATTCCACAATTGAAGCGTTGTAGAGATCTTATGGCTAATATGGTTTATTATGGTGCGGATTTTCTATTTACTGCAACTGAGCTTGATGATATTGAACAAAATCAACTCATTCAGTTAATGATAAAAATAGACTCGAAAATGAAAACCGGTATTAACAAAGGGGACGCATCGTGGCTTTAGAAAAAGAAATGAAGTCCATGTCTGAAGGGTCTTTCAGAGATGCTGTATTGCGTGTGGTTGCGTTGGGTGGGGGTGAGTCGAAATGATTTTGCAGGTGCTAATGATACTGCTTTTTGTTGCGATTATTGTGCAATCGTACAAATGTAAAAAGCTCAACAAACGTGTTTCTACGCTCGAAGCGTTGGTTGTAAACAATAGTGAACATTACAATAACCAAACGTTGAATATTATTGAGGTTCTTAGGGTCGATGATAACAGGATCAACCGTTTGCATAGCCGACTTCTTGATGTTGAAGATGGGTGCGACTCTTCTATTGTCGTTGCTAGTCATAGGGTGCACTAAATGAGTAATCCTTGCGTGAGGGTGTGCACAACGGCTATAGGTGACAGTGTGTGTCGTGGGTGTCGTCGGTTCGCGCATGAAGTGGACGAATGGAATCGGTACGATCCCATTCAAAAACTTAGAATATTGTACCGTATTTATGGGTTAGTTGAATTGAATGGGAGTAGGGCGAATGAATATTTACGAAACACTTAAAAAAGCAAATTCCAAAGAAATATGCGTAAGGTTTGCCGTTTTTTGTGCTGAGAAAGCGCTACCGGTGTTTGAAAAAGAATACCCTGATGACGAACGTCCACGATTGGCTATTGAAGCGGCGAAGAACTGGTTGAAAAACCAAACAGAAGAAAGTCGACTAATGGCTGCTTCTCGTGCTGCTCGTGCTCGTGCTTTTGCTGCTTATGCTGCTGCTGATGCTGCTGCTTATGCTGCTTATGCTGCTGCTGATGCTATTGCTTATGCTTATGCTGTGCCACGTGTCGAGATTGAGGATTATTTGTGGGAGCTGTTAGGATGAATATTTACGAAACACTTAAAAAAGCAAATTCCAAAGAAATATGCGTAAGGT